GTGGGCCTTCTGCTGGTTTTCTGTATAATGATTATAATCATGGACGTCAATTTCATTTGCCATCCGCTAGAAAAGGGTTTCAATCTCTTTGGCAATCCATATATGGATTTAAATCGTGGGATGAAAATCCGTGGGTATGGGTATATAGCTTTGAATGGATTGACAAACCACAAGACTGGAAGTATTAATTTTAAAAACATAATTATTCATATGAGTAAACTAGAAAAATAACAGAGCCGTTAAAAAGAATACTAGCATAAAAAAATGGAAAATAAAGAAGAAATTAAAATAAGAAAAAAACGCGAGAACCCTGAAAGCCGGTTACAAAGAGCATGTATCAAATGGTTTAAGCTTCAATATCCCAAAGAAACCATTTTCGCTATTCCAAACGGAGGGAAAAGAGGCAAAATAGAGGCGGCCATAATGAAAGGAGAGGGAGTTATGGCCGGGGTCTCCGATCTTTTTCTTATGCGTGGAAAAGAAGGGTATCATGGGTTGTTTATCGAAATGAAGGCAAAAAACGGAAAATTACGAGAAAATCAACGAGTGTTTATCGAAGACGCAGAAAGAAAAGATTATAAAGTAGAGGTATGTTATTCATTAGAAGAGTTCATTGAAACAGTAAATAACTATTTGAATAAAAAATAAGAAAACTATAACTAACAAAATGAGAAAAATTAAAAGATATAATGATATTCCTAAAGACTTGAAAATAAAGGTTTACCAATATTTTAAATCAAACGAAGAAAATACAATCCCCGCCTTATCAAAAATATTTAATATCTCACAGGCTCAACTCTCAAGGATTATAACAGAAATGCAATTGGAAGAAAAAATACAACTTAAAGTATAACTTTAATTAAAATAAATTAAATAACATTAAATCAATTTGTTGAATAAATAAAAATTAAGTATTTTTGTATAAATACTATTACTAAAAAATCTAAAAAAGATGGAAAATCAAAATTTAAGTTACGGGGGAAAGTTGGTAGGGTTAAATAACCCTCCTACAGGAAATGAATTAGTTTACCAATTTAAAAAAAATGTTGCAGCTAAAATAGATACCTTAAATGATTTAAGAGCTACTTCTGAATCACAGGAACAGAAAAGATTGTGTTCTGTAGCAATAACGGAATTAGAAGGGGCACTTCTATGGGCAGTAAAGGCATTAACTTTTAATAAGTAAGATATTTAGTGTTTTCATTATATACTTAGTATAATTAATGCATTATTGGTTTAGATGCTACATTAAAAAAGGGTGAAAGAAGGCTAGAGCGAGCTTTAAAGTTATTACTAATCATTTATATTATATGTATAAACCACAAGAATTAGATAATTTTTATGTCTTAAAAGTTTCTGATATTATGATTTATTATCAAAAAGGAGATTACTAAATTACTATTTTCAAAGCCGTTAAAACGGAAAAAAAACGGGAATTATGGATGAAAAAATGAATTTATCTGATGTTGGGAAGAATACTCGGTTTTCCTCTACAAACCAGCCTAAAAATAGAGGAAGAAAAAAAGGCAAAACCATTTCAGAATGGCTTCAAGAATTAGGTATTAAGAAAAGTATAACCTATAAGATTACTTTAACTAATGAAGACGGAAAAAAAAAGACACAAGAGGGAAAGGTTGAAAGTGAGACTACATTAAATGAATTAATAGCAGTAAAAATAATTACGAAAGCTATTTCGGGAGATCATAAATATATTAAAACATGGTTAGAGAGGGTTGAGGGGAAATCAAATCAAAAAATTTCATTGTCAGCAGATGAAGACAGCGTATTGCCTCAAGTGACCATTTTTCAATTACCTGACAATAACAGAGATTAGAAAATTAGTGTTTTAATGTCCACTCACTCGAACGTTCAAGTAGTAAAAGCACAACCCGGCTATCAGCAAAAAGCCCTTTCATCGCCTGCTGATATATTAATAAGCGGAGCGGCTGCAGGAGTAGGAAAAACATATTGTTTATTATTAGAAGGTCTTAGATATATATACGTTAAAGGTTTTGGAGGTGTGATTTTCAGGAGAACTAGTCCAATGATACGAGCAGAAGGGGGGTTATGGGACGCATCCTGCAAACTTTACAGCTCAATCAAAAATGCTGAGCCTAGAGAAACTACTCTTGAGTGGATTTTTCCTAATAGTAAAATTAAGTTTTCTCATATGCAGTATGAATATAACAGGTATGATTGGCAGGGATCCGAAATTCCATTTATTGCTTTTGATGAGTTAACACATTTTACAAAAAAGCAATTCTTTTACATGTTGGGTCGTAACCGTTCCACGTGCGGAATAAAACCATATATACGCGCAACATGCAACCCCGACCCCGACAGTTGGGTAGCAGAATTCATTGAATGGTGGATAGATCAAGATCCATTGTCTCCGAATTACGGTTATATGATACCGGAAAGGGAAGGAGTTTTACGATATTTCTGCATCGAAAATGATAACTATGTGTGGGGAGATTCATTGGAAGAAGTCTATTTAAAAGTAAAAGACTTTATTGATGAACAAATAAGTATGAGTAAAGGTTATACCAAAAAAGAAGATTATATAAAATCTTTGAGCTTTATCGGTGGATCTATTTATGATAACATCGAATTATTAAAAGTAAATCCCGGATATCTTGGAAACCTTAATGCTCAAGAAGAAATCGAAAAACAAAGATTACTTTTTGGTAACTGGAAAGCAGCGATAAATAAAAACGATATATATAACCAGAAAAAATTCATGGATATATTCACGAATTCTTTTGTACAAGATGGAGATAAATACATTACGACTGACATAGCATTGAAGGGATCAAATAAATTTACTGTTTTTGTATGGTCAGGAAAGAAGTTGATTGATTTTTATGTCTTGGAAAAATCTAAAGGAAATGAGGTTATAGATTTAATAAAAAAAACAGCGTATATATGGAGTATTCCTTATTCTAACATATTATTTGATAACGATGGTGTAGGACAATTTGTAGACGGATTTATTGATGGGGCTAGAGAATTTAATAATGGATCCTCTCCTTTGCCTAATAATAAAACAGGAGAAAAAGAAAACTATAATAACTTAAAATCTCAATGTTATTTTCGTTCAGGAGATGCAGTCAATAGAGGGGAATATTTTATACCTCCTGAGATAGCCAATAAGCGTTACGATAAAAAAATGACATTGCGTGAGCGATTAATTTGGGAAAGAAAAGCCATTAAGAGAAATAAACCGGATTCAGACGGTAAACTATCACTAATAAAAAAAGAGTCTATGAAAAACTATTTAAACGGCGAATCTCCTGACGCTTTAGACGGTTTTATGATGAGAGAGTGGTGGGATTTCGATTGCAATAAACCGAGTGAAATAAGATCATGGTCAGGTCGAAAACAAAATTTACTAGACAATTTTTAAAATAAATATTAATAAAAAATTAAATAAATATGTCCGAAATTTCTAAAATACAAGAGGTAATTGATATTTACACAGATACAAAGAATAAAGTATCAGAAGTATTAAAAAATGAACCTAGTCTTCTTTTAAGAAGCGATACGGTTTTAAATAAGCTTATTAATTCTTTAAAACATTCTATAGGCGTGTCAATAAATGAAGATACACAAATTAGCAATAAACCATTGAAATATATTTTTGGCAGAAAACTTAAAAACTCAACCGCTTATGATGTTCAGCCAATATCTACTCAACAGCTAATACCTAAAGATCAAGAACTAGAAAATTTAAAAATATCAGTTGATAAAATTTTTAATAGTATAGAAAAAAGAGAAAACAAAGAAATCCTAAATTCTTGCAACGAGATGGAGCTCCGAGCTTTAGGAAAAAAAGTAGGGGTAGAATATACAAGAGAAAAAGTCCCTTCATTGAATTTTAAATTTATTGATGAACTACGTAATGCGGTAATTGAAATTAAAAAAAGAGAATTACTAAAAAAACAAACATCAGATTTAAACCAACTAAATTATAAAATAAGTTTACTTGAAAAAGAAGATTTTATTGTTGAAAAAAAAGAATATGATTTGTATGAGATTATAAAGAACGAACAAATTGTTAAGGTAGTATCTAAAGAAGTATTAGTACAACTATCGGACGAAGGGTTAAAATCATTTATGGATCCTTCCAATTACTCAAATACTGATGGGGGTTTAAACACTCAAAAAATTGATGAAGTCTTTAAAAAAAATTCTGAGTTATTAAAAGATGAAAATTTGTCAAAATATACTTTAGAAAGCTCTAAACTATATCAGGAAAAATTTAAATCTCTCATAGAAGGTTTAAACATAATTGACACACAGGACTCTTTAAATATGTTTGTCGAAGAATTAGAAAAATCATTTGATTTATTAGTAGTCTCAACTAAAAGAAAAACTAATAAATAAGGCAAATAATGAAGTTCTTATTTCAAAATAAAACCTACAATTTCCCTACAAGCCTAAGTCAAATAACTTTAAAACAAAAAATTGATTATGAAAATACTTACGGTAAAGAACTTGATGAAAAATACAAAAAAATAGTGGGGGAAGATATAATTAATCAAGCTGTTAAAAAAGGTGTTACCGTAGAACAACTATTAAAGGAAGAAAATAAATTAACCCCTTTAATGGAGTTAGATTTAACAGAACACGTAATTGAGACTGCTTGTAAAAATTTTTCTTTTTTTTCCGAAATATCTTTAGATGAAGTGAAAAATATAAACATAGATCAAATGCTTAACGTTTATTATTCTTGCTTTCATCAATTATATAATGAAGACAGAAAATTAGAAAACAGATATCTATGGAAGGGAGAGTACTGGTATATTGAAAAACCGGAATTATCGCACACATCTAACACAACATTCAATGAATTTATAACAGCTAAACAAATTGTTAAAAATTCATATGAACTAGGAGAAGGTAAATGGGATTCATTACCTTTTTTATGCGCTATTTTTCTTAGAAAAGAAGGAGAATCTTTTAATGAAAATATGATCATAGAAGGTAGTGAAAGATTAAAATTAATGTATGAACTCCCTTTAGATATAGCCTTAGGAGTAGCTTTTTTTTTATCCAATTCAATGAGTATATATACAAAGGGTTTACAGTTTTCTCCGAAAACACAAGCCGAAAAGGTCCAAATTTAAAAGATCATTTTGAGCAATGGGGTTGGTTTTCTTTTTTAAAATATGTAGCAGAAAAGGGAGTAATCTTTTATAAAAACAACACAAAGAGCAATCTTGATAATGTTAAAGAAACTAAACTATATGATGTTTTGATATGGGCCAGTGAGCAAAACGACTACGATGAACTTATTAGCGATTATTACGATAAATTAAGTAAAACAGATAATTCATAAATAATAAGAAATGGAAGATATAACAAAAAAAAATATGTTAAAAGGATGTTCAGCGCTATTAATAATTGCATTGGCATTTACAACTTTAGGAATATTGATAGGCAAGTTTTTAATTTAACATATAAAAGTATACAATAATGAAGTTTTTACACATTGTAGAGGGGTGGTATAAATCTAAAATACATTCAAATGAAGAGTCTACAGGTTTAAGTAAAGAAAGATTAAAAATCTGTATAAAATGTCCAGAAGCTGTAGAAAAAGAGTTCTTAAAAATTATTAATGGATCCGGTATTAATGAAAAAACTAAAGCATGTAAAATATGCGGGTGTCCGATTTTTGAAAAGTCGCTTGTTAAAAATGAAAAATGTGATTTAAATAAATGGAATAAATAAACACAAATTAATATGAATGAACTTAATTTATATGATCTTTTTAGACAAATACTTTCAAAGTCAAAAGTAATTCAAGGCAGGTTTCATGTTTCTACCAATAATTCGGGGAATGACCTAAATACGGAAAATCTGAATGAAGTAGTTAAAGATGCCTTAGGGTCAATCACTAGTATTAGAAAATATCCTTTATGCGTTTTAATGCCACCCGTTGAGGAATTAGACAATTATATAGATGGAGATTATTCAAATTTAACTTTGACGGTTTATTTTTTAACTCAAGCTTTTAATGGTTCATCCGGTATAAAAAAAACTAACGTATTTAACAATACATCTGATCACTCTACAATATTAGACTGGAAAGATATGCGTGAATGTGCTGTAAATTTTCGTAAAGCTTTTGTTCAAGTAACTCAAGCTAATGGGAACATCATTAGAGACGGTCAAAAAAAAGATTTAATTGTGAAAGTCAGCAATATTGGAAACGACAATCTTAATGGCGTAAAGCTCATTTTTGACGTACAAATTTTTTCCGAATGTGTTTTGAATGACTATGAATTAGAAAGTTTAAAAAATATAAAAATTAATAATAAAGATTTACATCCACTCCATCAACATTAATTAAATTTTAAATTATGAGCAGTATAAGAGAATTATCAAAAAAAATCCCTGATAATATAAGATCTGAACTTATCATTACAGAGGAGGACCCTATATTAAATGCCTCACCAAATTCGGAAAATAAAAATATGAAATTATTGTCTGATATATGGTATGAATTTATAGCCCCTCACGACACAAAAAGTGAATGTTCTATTTGTTTAAATACAATTCTAACCAATTTTAGGCAAATGAAAGAAGAATTAATTGAATTAGAAAAAGAGTATAGAAAGTTAAAAATTATTTCTTTTGAAAACTCAAAACATATTAAATAAAGCAATAAAAACCTTAGATAATTCTTTTAAAAGAGAATTAATAAAACAAGGACATAGTTTAACTCGTTCGCTCGAAAATTCGATCAAAGGAAAAGTATCAAATTGCAGAGCAGAAGGATATATGCTTGATTATGGATTTATTGTAAACAACGGAATAAAAGCCGATAGAATACCTTTTAGCGGGAGAGGACATAGCAACTCAAAAACAAGTAAATATATTAATGCTTTAACCGCCTATTTTATAACCAGAGGATTACCAGAAAACGAAGCTAAAAGGGCTGCATTTGCTACTGCAAATGTTCAAAAAAAAGAAGGTATGAGTACGTCCGGTTCTAAAAAGTACTCAAGAAACAAACAAAGACAAAATTTTTTAGATAATGCTTTAGAAAATGTAGGACCTAAAGTCGATAAAATGTTTTTATCTGAAATGGAAAATATTTTTGAAAAAGAATTTAATAAACAAAAAAATGAACTTATATAATGCCCATTCATAATATAACGCACCAACCTGTTGAAGGGTCCTTACTCGCTTCTTATAGCCCTATTGTTTTCAGGGTAAAAGCTTCCACAAAAAAAACAGGATATTCAACACAAATTCCACCGGTGGTTTATTGTGATATTTACATTGACGACAGATACTATAAAACATCTTCAAAAACAATGTATGTAAACAATAAAGGTCCGTACCCGGAATATGAATTTGATATCCAAGAAGCCTTACAAGAAGTAATGAATTATAATTTACCTCCGATGGACGGTAATGAATTGGTTAAATTTAGCAATACGTTAAAAAAAGTGCATGTTAAATTTAGAAACGCATTTATTGATACTAACGGATTTACTGTATCAGAACAAAAAGAACCGGTACAAGAAACCTCATTAACCCCTTCTATACCCGGACAGGGTACCATATCTAATTCATTTTTTGTTTTAAACAGTGTTATTCAGCACGAAGAACAGCAAGATTTAATGCAGTTATTAGACTCTTATAAAACTGGAGAATGGAGCGATTCAACATATCCTTTAACCAAAAGACCGGAAAAAATATATCTTAAAAACAAAGACTCCTCATATTTTCCCGTACTATTAGAACAAGATATATACTATTTATGTATAGAAGCAACATTAAAAGACGGTACAATACAAAAAGAATGCATACTTATGAATGTAAATAATTTAGTTGAAAAAATAGAAGAAATAGAAAAAATTTTACTCCCTATAAAATTAGGTAGTTTGCTATGGTGGGATGATCCAATTATCCCAAAAGAAATATTAGAAGTATATGAAATAGTGGAAAGTTGGTATGGGTATTTTCCGTCCATATATGACCCGAATGAGCCCGAATTCAACCAAATTGGAAAGGTTGGAGGTAATTTAAACAATAAAATTACTTTAACCGTTGATAATTTACCGGAAATTAAAATACCTTATAAATCACCGACAATTCCAGGGTCTCATGGAGGAAGAGGTAATGAAGGCTTTTTTGTAAACGAAACTGAAGAAACTCGCGAAGCGATCATAAACGGAAAATCATTACCAGTATCTATACTTCCAAAAAACAAAACGGCCGTATTATTAAGATACAAAGGAAGCAATAAAATCTAAAATTTTTATGAAAGTAGTCTATATACCCGAAGGAATCCCGAACATCAAAGATTTATTTGAAAAAATAGATTTTAACAAGATCAAATCGTGGAAACTATCCGCGTGTGATAAAGAAGGAAACGTCTTAGCAACCACGAGAAAAAATGTTTTAATGTGTTGTAGTCAAATACGCATCCATTTTATTAATTCTCTCGGTGAAATAGACTCTGTCAATTTTCATAAAGTACAGATAACCCAAGAAACCAAGTCTGAAACATGGTTAAAATCCCAAAATTACCCTTTAGACCGTACTAAAGGTGGAACTTATAGAAAAAATATAACTTCAAACGATATTTACGAAGGAGAAACAAATCTTTACGGGGAAAAATATCAATATTGGATTAAAGAAATTTCAAATTCACCTAAAGCATGGATTGAAATGAATTTACCAAACGGATTTTCGCCGTCCATAAAAAAAGAGTATTTACCTATTGTAATTTCAGACACCAATTTAATTGTAAGAAAACCTAAAGACAGGCATGAATATTTATTTAAAATCAAATTTACCATGTCCAATCCAAATATTAATTTAAGATAGATCTATGAACGAATTAAAACTGCAAATAGACAATCAAGAGTTAGATATTGATGCTAATTCAGGTTTACCAATTACATTTGATTACAAATTAGAAGATAGTCAAGATTTTCAAAAAAAGAAAAGCTCGGAAAGTCTAGATTTAACCATACCGGCTACACTAAACAACCAAAAAGTATTAAACACGTTTCATAATACCTCTATTGAGGATTATACACGTAACAAAAACTATAGGAACATAAGAAATATAACCGTTGAAGCAGGCGGACTTGAAATTTTTGTTGGTAAAGCCATACCTAAAAAAGCAACGAAAAGAAACGGGTTACCTCTTTCCTATAGCTTAAATTGCTTTGGAAATAATGCGGATTGGATCATTGATTTAAAAGAACTTACTTTTTATGATCTTCTCAAACATATTGAATTTGTATTTGATAAAGAAACTATTGAACAGTCCTGGAATTTTGACGGTACAAATGAAAAGTTACCTTATGTGTTTGCCCCTGTAAAATACGGCGGATGGCTGGATCCTGAATACGATAATGGAGAAAATAAAGGAAAAGGAAGCGATAAGAATTATTCAATTAAAACAATGCGCCCTAGTTTGTCCGTGTATTGGTTATTGTATTTTGGATTTAAAAGTATCGGGTATAAAATTAAAAGCTGTTTTTTTGAAACCTCTTACTTTAGAAGATTAGTAATACCATGGACATTTGGATCATTTTTAACCTCGGAAGGTACTAAATATGAAATTCACAAGTTTTTAGCTAAAACAAATGGAGGTGAAAAATGGTTTAAAAACAGCAGCGGAAAAAGATTTGAAAATTACATTGATTTAGATGTAAGAGATAACGTAGATAGTGGTTGTTTTGATGCCAACAATACCATTGAGGGAGGAGATTATCGAGGCATAGACGCAACGGGAGGAGGTACCGAAATGATATGGAAATATAATACCCCGCATTACGGGCCTTTAGAAGTGATGATGAAATTAAGTTTATCATATGACTATAAACTTGATTTTTCCAGCGACATGCGAATACAAGCCCATTGGATACATATCAGAGACGGTAAAATAGAAGATCAAAAAATAGACAATATACGCGACGATGAAGCCCCTTCATTCGGGGCAACACAAGGAGCATCGCTAGACAGTATATATAGACAATTTACTGTAAATCCAAACGATGAAATAATATGTAAAATATGGTTAAGATTATTTAGATCAAAAACAGCAACCGTATGCAGATGTAAAGTAAGAGTAGATGAATTTACAACAGATTCATTTAAAGTACCGGTAGGGGGGAATATTTCTTTTGATTCATATTTAACCTTACAAAAAGAAAAATTTAATGATTTTTTGAGAGGTATTGCTGATTTATTTAATCTTTCCTTTCAAACGGATCCGGTTAATAAAGTGGTATTAATTGAACCCACTCATAAATACACAATCAATAGGAATATGTTGGATTTAAAAGAGGGTTTTTTTACAGACAATACCCTTAATTGGACCGAAAAAGAAGATATTTCAAAAGAATCTTATATTGAAATTTTTGACGATAACGCCCGGGAATTTATATTTAAATTTAAAGACGACACTGGTGATGGAGCATTAAAAACCGTTCAAGATCGCTATAAAATTACTTTGGCTTCCGGTAAGTATGTATTTAACGAGCGTTTTAAAGCAGATAAAAAAGAGTTTGAAAACAGATATTTTAGTCCTACCATGCATTATTTAGTTGATGATTTTGCGGGAATAACCAATCAGCCTCCTCAAATGGTTTGTTTAGTGCCGGAAAACATCAGTAATACCTCATCGTTAGAAGCTCAAAATACGTTTTTACCCAAGATATGTTTTTATAAAGGAATGGTATCGGGAGTTGGCGGCTGGAGATTTGACGGCAAGGACCTCACCGAATACCCGTATATGTTTTCTGTTAATTATAAAAAAGGGGGAGAAAATGACCCTGTTTTATCATATTCAGACGAAAAAATAGGAGATCAAAATGGTTATACACCGGGAATAGGTTTATTAAAAAGATTTTTCACGCAACGACTTGTTATTATGAATAATGGACAATGGCTGACTACACAATTTAATTTAACAAATATTGATATCACTAATTGGTTTCATAGAGAAAGAATTGTAATTAATGATGAATTATGGGAATTGTTGGAAATTAAAGGCTACAATCCATTAAATGAAGACTCAACAAAATGTATACTTAGGAAATGGTATCCGATCACAAAAGAAGATTATCAAAATATATACCCTAGCCAATCAAGTATACTCAAAGATATAATAATTACAAACAACGACAAAACATTAGATTCTCAATATAACCGACTTTTGTGTTTATATACCGATATACCTAAGCCTAAATAATTATGAATAATACTAAAATAACAAAAATATACGATATCCGTCTATTAGGAGAAAGCGAAGTAATCAGCGGGATGCAGAAAGTGAACAAAGAGTTTGAGGAAGCCAGAAAAACGGTTATTCAAATGAAAAGTAATTTAGCGAAAAACGTTAATTTACTTATAAATCCTTCTGAATTAGAGAAAGAGCGTCAAGCCTTAATAAAAGCCGAAAAAGCCCTTATTTCAGAAACCGCCAGAAAAAAAGAAGCCAGGGCCGAAGCGGAAGCTTTACGAGCAGCCAGATTAGAAGAAAAAAACCAATTAATTCAACAAGAACAAGGCAATACAAAGATTACGAACAGTTATAATGAATTATTAGCAAAAATTAGACAATTAAAAGCCGAACAAAAAAACAAAGTCGATTTACTTAATATTAATGATGCAGACCTTGCAAAGTCTAATGAAGAAATAAGGAAGCTTCAAGACAGGATCAATGCCTTTAACAGATCATTATCCAGCGAAGGCACCAATATTGGTGAATATAGCAGGGGGCTGGTTAACGCATTGAAATCGGCAAATCTTGACGGTATTATAGGCGGACAAATTAATGAAGTTAAACAAAAGGTAAAAAGTCTTGATAATGAATTTATAGAGCTCCAACAAAGATTGAAAACCTCTCAAAACATCGGGGATCAAAGTTTTAAAAGTATTGAAAAAGAGATCATAAACAATAGACTTGAAGCTGAAAAACTAAATTCTCAACTTGAATCTATTAATTTAACGATGAACAGTGTCGGAAATATCGGCTTTCATGTAACTAATTCATTAAAGAAAAATTTTGATAGTCTTACCACGTCTGTAAAAAATTTAGCTTTAGGATTTGTAAGTTTTCATGCAGCATTGGAATTAACCAAAAAAATGAAAGAATCGGCTTACGATCTTTCAGATCAAGTAACGAACCTAGAAATAGAATTGGAAAAAGCAGAAGGAGGGGCAGATGGTTTAGTGAATTCATTAAGTAAACTTGATACCCGAACCTTGTTAACAGGATTGACAGAAATTGCCAATGTAGCAGCTAAAGCCGGTGTTGCTGAACAAAATATGTTAGGAGTAACACAAGCGGTTGATAAAGCAGCCGTAGCCTTTGGTAAAGACTTTGGATCGATAGAGGAAGGAACCGATACTTTTGTTAAGTTAATTAATATCTTTTATGAGGATAGAGAAATCACCGGAGACAGAATCTTAAAAATAGGTAATGCAATTAGAACATTAGCTAATGAGACCGTTGCTAGTGTTCCGTTTATAAACGATTTTAACGGTAGAATGGCAGGTTTAAAGCAAATGTTTACGAGTTTTAATTTATCGGATGCCATCGGGCTTGGAGCAGGATTTGAAGAATTTAAACAATCAGCAGAGGTGGCATCAACGGCATTGGTTAAAGTTTTACCAAAATTAGCAACTGATACTGAAAAATATGCAAAAATAATAGGCAAAACAAAAGAAGAATTTTCACAATTAATAAATAATAACCCCGCGGAAGCTCTTATTCAAGTTTCCGAAGCGCTCGTAAAAAACGGTGCCAATGTAGAGCAAGTCTCCGAGGCATTCGCAGACGCTGAGTTAGGAACCGGCAGAATTGCCACCATATTATCAACCCTGGGAGGTAAGGCAGATGTTTTTAGAGAAAGAATAAAAAGAGCAGGAGAAGCAATTCAAGACACAACTTCAATCGAAGAGGCTTTTGATAAAAAAAACAACAATTTAGCGGCGACTTTTGATAAAATTAATAAGAAGATTAGCGACTTGGGAAATAATAAAAATTTTCAAAAAATGCTAATCATTACCTCAAATTTAATTTTAGGACTACTATCATTAATCGTTAGCATTCCTTTTGGTTGGTGGGTGACCGGTATTACTTTGTTGACATTAGCCTACTGGGATAATATAAAGGCTTTAACTGTTTCCATAGCACAACATGCGGTCTATATTACCCGCATGGCCGCAGGAAACGTCCTAATTGCTGCCGGTACGGCTTTACAATATGCACAAGCAATTACAGTAGGCGCACTAAATGCAGCATATTGGTTGTTAAATGTAACTTTAACTACTTTGGGTATGTTGATACCGGCAATAAGAACCGCGTGGCTGTGGCTTAATACGGCTTTCCTGGGAACGCCTATAGGGTGGGTTGTTGCAGGACTTACCGCTATTGGAGGGGCTGTGTATGCCTCGGTGGTCATGACCGAAAAGTATGCAGAAAGTTTAAAAAATCAAGGTAAAATTATTAAAGAAAATACAGAGGAATTAAGAAGAAATGAAATACAACGAAAAATAAATCAAGAAATAGACAGAAAAGCCGCTGAATCCACCAAAGATTCCATAGCCAAACTAGAAGTCCTTACAAGGGTAACTAAGGATAATGCAAATTCTTTAGAAACCAGAAAAAAAGCATTAAATCAATTAATATCCATAAGTCCCGAATATTTAAAGGGCTTAACACTTGAAAATATAAGTACGGCTGAAGGTACTAAAATATTAGATGAATATAAAAACAAATTATTAGAAGTAGCAAAAGCAAAAGCCGCTCAGCAACTTTTAGAGGAAAAACAAAAGCGGGTGATAGAAAATGAGTTTAAAGCATCTGAATTAAGGCCATTGGTAAGCAAGGAACAGACCGAAAAGATGGAATTAAATTTAAAGTCTGCCAAAGAAATAACCAAAGGATTAGGCTATATTTTAGGAATAGGCGAGGGGACTAACGGGCAAAAATTAGCAGAACTTGAAAAGCTAATAGATGAAGATAAAAAGTCAATAGAAGTTCTTATAGATAAAGTAGTTCAAGCGAATAAAGGAGGAACTTTAAATTCTATAATTAATTTCGATACCAAAGATGAAGATAAACTTAAATACAAACCCTCCAAATTATCCGGTATACAAAAAGATTATTTAAAAGATATAGACGCTATACGCGATAAATTATTGGCAGATAATGAAAAGGCTTTTACCAAAGGAGAAATACAAGAAAAAGAATATTTACAAAATATTCTAACCATTAATAAAGAAGCTTGGAGTAAAAAATTACAATATATAAAAGGGGTAAATGCAGAAGAAAGAAAACAAAGGGCGCAATGGGAAAATGAACGCGCTAAATTAGAAAAAAACACACAAAACAAACTGTTTGACATAGACTCAGCGGAATTAAAAAAGAAATATGATATACATAAAAAAAGAATTGAAAATAATTTAAAAACAATAACGGAAAATCCGTATTCAGATAATTTAGATAAAACTAAGGCTCAACAAATATATTATTCTGAACTTTTGGAGCTGACGATAAATTTCGATGAATCGATGATAAAACTGGAAAAAAAATACAATAAAAACCTGGTCGAGAGCGCTAATGAACGATCACAAAAATTATTAGGAATTCAAAGAAGTTTAAATAACAATTCATATAAACTGACAGAAGAAAAATTTAATTACCAAAAAAAAATAATTGAGTTTAGTACTAATGAAGTAGTGAACGAAAAAAACATTAACGCTGAATTATCCAAACAAAAAATTATTTTAGACAAAAATCTTAATTCAAGAAAAAAAGAAATCGAGCTAAGCAAAATAAAATATACCAATGAACTTGAGCAAACAGAAATAGAATTACAAAGAGTTCAATCTCTTATTAAACTCTATACTATTAAATTATCAACAGAAGGGTTAACAGTTGATCAAAAAAAACAACTTAATGAATTGTTGGTAAAAGAAGCAGAACTAATAACAGAAGTAACAAACAAAAGGAAAGAACAAGAAAAAACAGGTTTTGGTAATGGAAAAATAGGCGCTCCATCAAATGCCAATACTCAAAATTTAATCACAAAAAAAATACTTGAGTATTTCGATCTCGATCCCGATTCATATGAAGGTATGATAGCCTCAGCGGTATCTCAATCTTGGGATCTGGCAAACACAGCTATGAATAATTATTTTGATAATGAACGGGCAAGAATAGAACAGAGTAAGCAATTAGCGTATGAGCGAATAGATATAGAAAAAGAACAAAAACTTGCTCAAGCACAAAGCCGGGCAGAAAAAGAAAGTATTGAAAATCAAGCCGCCGAAAAGAAAAAACAAGCAGATAAACAAGCTGCTATCCAATTGAAAAAAGTTAAAAAAGCAGAAGCAAAAATAGCTTTAGCAACTGAAATTGCCAATATTTGGAGTGCCGTCTGGCAGTTAGGGCCAATTGCAGGAGCTACAATGGGAAGTATATTAACGGGCTTGGCGAGCGCCAGATATTTGATGAACATAAATAATATTGAATCTGCTAAATTTAAAAGAGGAGGTAAATTAAGCGGACCGTCTCATGCAAACGGGGGGATCCCTGCAATAGATCCGGTTACAGGAATAAAAGTTGCTGAATTCGAAGGAGAAGAGGGGATAATAAATAAAAAATCCATGAAAGATACGAATACCTATACTGTTACCGGAACACCCTCACAAATAGCATCCCGTATAAATGCATTAGGAGGCGGGGTAGATTGGATAAGCGGAGCTTCCATGAAAAAATGGTCTAATGGCGGTTATTTAGGAAGTAAGGTTAGGCCGCCTGTTTTAAAAGGATATTATAATAATTTAAACTCTGATAACTATAATTCAGAGAGATTAGACCGAATTGAAGAAATGTTAGAAAGTACAAATATGACTTTAGCGCTAACCAACAGATCTTTAAATGCCGAAACCCAAAGAAAGGTGATTATTTCCAGTAAAGAAATGACCGTGATACAAAATGAAAGTATAAAACAGACTGAAATTGCATCTTTATGACATTTGAAGCGTTTAAAAAAGAAATAATTGAAAGGATCAGGACAACCGAATTTAATCAATTCCTTTTTTTATACATTAAAGCGAAAACTTGGAGTGATATTTTAAAAGCATTTAAGTTAAACGGGTATTATGGATGGAGCTTTTCAACCGGTATCGTTGATTTTAATTTATTAAATGAGATTCCTGAGGTGGAAAGAGAAAGTGAAAGTATTTTTAATAGACATATAAGTCTGGAAAACACCAACGGGTTAATTTATTTGCTCAATGACGGATTCTTACAATTACACCAAAATGACGATTTTAGAACCAAAATTTACATGTTCGGGAAAAGTGAAGCACAAATAAAATTACATGGAAATTCAATGATAGATATTGAACAATTTCATGACTCAAAAATAGATATACATTTAAAAGACAGTTCCTTTTTACATTCCACTCAACAGGACAAAACCGTGTCAGATATAAGAGCACATGGTTTTACAACTATTAAATTAAATTTAAATGATTATAGTATATCTGATGTAAATCTATACGATGATGCTTATTTAAATGCAAATACAACGTGGTTTAGTGAAATTAATATAAATACTAATCAAAATATTGCAAATAACACTAAATTAAGTTATATTGAACCTAATTTTAAAGTAATTAATAAAGATAAATCTAAAATAATACTCAAAGATGATTAATGATATAAAAAAATATAGGGTAGAGGCCCTGGAATTAGCCATTGAGGACTTCGAATTGTTTTGTAAATATGCCGGAGTTAAACCAAAACAGTTAAAAGTTTGTATTGAAAGAAGCAAAGGTCATACACTTGGACAGATATCAAAAAAATTTAATATATCAAGAGATACAGTTAAAAGTATAAGCGACAGGTGTTTTAAATAATTTTAGTTATTTAATCTTTTCAATATATTCGGTATATTCTTTTATATCCTTGTTCTCATACTCTAATCTTACCTCACCTTTTTTAATATTTTTATCGCAAACTCTTTTTTCTTTTATTTTAGGGGTCTGACAGCCTACTATGCCCGACACTTTAGGTTCGCACCATTCTTTTACTTTCCATATTTGACTGCAGTCGTTATCATCATCAGATGAGCATGAAAAAATCGATAATACCATTACTAAGGCATTAAAAAATAAGAAGAACTTTTTCATTTTTAGATAATTTGATGTCAAAGATAAAAAAAATTTTTAAATATTTATCTTATACTATTTTAATGAGTAAAATAATTTCTATTGAAATATTATAAAGTAAGCGTTCAATAACAATTAACAATAATATAAAACTTTTAATATAATTTTTTTTCAGTATTAAAATATTTATTAACTTTGTGTTGATCTTTACACAAGATGTTAATAACATCTTATCAATTTAAGAGCCTTGCGGTCCTTTTCTATGACTACAAGGCTTTTATTTTTCATTAACTTGCACATTACGTTATTTTTACTATTTAAATAGTTATTAGACGTTACTAAAGGGTAAGCTAACTTTAAGCAAAATTCTATAATATATTCCAACCAACAACCTATAGATGCTTGCATCAAAAGTTAATTAATTTAAATTATTAAAGCTGTTTTTTAAAAAATTACAACACATTTTGTACGTATCAACTTGTTTCCAATCATAAAAGTTGGAATTTTGATTTTTTGACAGTACTTTTTCATAATAGCCCATTGAAAAGATTAATAATTCTAAAATTACTGTATTATTTTTTTTTAACCAGTTAAATTTTTCATTTGATATAGTGCCTTTTTTGTTAAGGTACAATATGATTTTATATAGCTCGTTTTCGTTCATTTTTAAAGTATTTTTATTAAAAATTAAAAGTAAGTTTAAATTATGCTGTTTTTAAAGTAGAAATTTGGTGATGTATAAACTCCCTGCCTTTTTCCGTCCATACCGTTAACATACACGTCCGTTCAATCCCGTCACTACCTTTGTACAGGGTAGTTTTGGTTTTCGTAAATCCTTTGTCTTGAAACTTATGGTTCAATACCCATACGCCCGCTTGCTTATACTGTATTTTGTTGTCTGCTAAAATTTTGTTTAACGTCCTTGCGCTCATTCCGAGCTCTTTGGCTATCAAATTTGTGTTATAGGTACTTTCAGAATTCAGTACGTTGTTGTAATACTCAACTTTGGGCGCTTGTTTTTGAAGTTCTTGCGCTTGTTTTGCGGATTGTTGTCTTAAATATTCAGTTTGTTGCCTTTCTTGCTTTAATTGTGTAGCTAACCCTATAACTAGATCAGGGTTTTGTATTAGTTCGTCTATCTTTTGAGGGGTTGCCGTAAGACCGTGTCTTAATAGTTCTTTTATTCGATCATTACACCATATAGCAAATGAAGGATTTAACCATCTTGCTAATTCTATTGCTACATCTTCATGCAGCCATGTGCCTTGCATATCGGGTATTCCCCCGCTTCTAACTATCACTAAATCAGCCGTTACGATTTTCTTCGTAACGCTCAAAACTTGTATAAACTCTTTAGTTGATTGTAATTTCAACCAATCAGTAGGCCGTTTATTGAAGACTTTGGCCATTTCTGTTGCATTGATCAATAAATTATTCCCTTTCTGAAATTTTACGGAAATGTTGTTGTAGTTGAAGGTAACTACATTTTGTTGTGAGTTATGCATAATTAAAATTTTAAATTTAAAAACCCGTACGCTGCATAACTCACATACTGAAGGTATAAGATGTCACCGCTCCAAACGGCTCGTACGGGCTTAAATATTTTTTGGGATTTTTTACCTCCAAATACATTATGTGTGTTATGCATGACAAATGTATAAAATTTTTCAATTCTTACAAATATTTTTTTTATCTGTTTAACTATACAACTAAAACCATAGCGGTTCATTATGTACACGGGACAAGTTCTATTGCTAGTATCTATATATGAAGATTCAATACACAGATGTGCGCAATTTTGCGCAGATGATAATAAGTCTCTAATTGAGCGTATTACATCACGATGATTTTTATTGAACTTTTCTGCGACTAGCAAACTATTAGTTACTGCTTGACTATTTTCTATTTTTACTAATGTTTCCATAATCATATTAGATTTAATTTAAAGAGTTTCAAATAATTCTAAGTTTATTTTTTATACCTGTTTAATTTTTCTGTATTACTCATGTTTTTGGATTTATTAATGTTTCTATTTAATGTTTCATTTGCTTTACAAAGATACATTATAATGTTTCATTTATCCAAATGTTTTTTAATTTTTTTTTAAATTATGTAGTTACTTTTTTAATTTTTAGAGACATTATAATGTTACAATTAAAATGATATTATTATATTTGCTGAGAAACATTATAATGTAGTAGATGAAATTTAGAATAAAAGAAATTTTAAAAGAGAGGGGTGAAACAATGGAGGAATTAGCAAAAAAACTTCAAATAAATAGAGTAACTCTCACTAGAAATCTTGCTGGAAATCCAACAGTTGAAACTTTAAAAAAAATAGCTGATGCCCTTAGTGTTAGATTCATTGATTTATTTTATAATGACGGTGTCTCAGGCTTTATCAAAATTCATGGGCAGGTACATGAAATTAATAGCATAAAAGATTTAAAACATATTATAGAATTATATAGTTAATTTTAATTTTAAGACTAGTTTTACATCAAATGTATAGAATAGATGAAATATTAAAAGAACGAGGTATCACGAAAACGAAACTTGCAAAAATGATAGGTATTTCAAAAGGTACATTAAGTAATAATTTAAAAGAACCATCTATTCAAACATTAAAAATTATAGCTGAAAAATTAAATATACCTTTATTAGATCTATTTATTGACGAAAGAAAAACAAATGAATTAACCGCGCTAATAGACTATAAAGGAGAACTTCTTAGAGCGAATACAGTTAACGAGTTGGAAAAAATTTTAGCTATAATAAAAGAAAAGGATTATTAAAGAATAGTTAGAGAATTTTTATTAGTTTTTAAAAATGATCTTGTTTATAACTTTTAAAGGCAAATAAAAATACTTATTCTTTTGAGTTAGTTATTATTTATGTTTAAGTATTAAATATATTAGGCGTATCTGAATTTTCGGCATCAAACAAACTTAAGTTATCAGGTATTTTTTTGATATCAATAAAGTTTTTAGCAATATTAAAATCCTCATCCATGGTGAAAATACAATCACATTCATTCTTTATAGCAATAGAGGCTATTAAAGCATCATATTTTAATTTACGTTTTCCTATATCTTGTTTTATTTGCGCATAATTAGGCTTATTAACATATTGACTTAACATTTTGCCGCAAATTATTGCACTAACAGCATCAAACGGAGCCGGTTTAAAACGCTGTATTAAATATTTAGTAAGCTTTTCCCTTTTAGTTTCATCCATCGTCCATGTTAATTCTGTAATTAAAGGAGTTGGTAATATAACATCTATATTTTTGTTTTCTAAATATTCAAATAATTTTTTAGATAAATCTATCATTTGCTTTTGTTCTGGAATAGATTCCTCTTTAATGCCCCATATATACACCTGAGCGTCTAAACATACTTTTTGTAAGCTCATATTAATCATTTAAAAGTAAATCGTTAATATCTTTCCCATCGAAATGATCTCCTACTATATCTCTTATATCTTTTAATGCTTTTGTTAGTGGAAGTGATTCATTTTCAACAATTTTTTCTATGGTAAAATCAAGTAATTTAAAATTTTTTATCGAATATTTGGCTTTCCCTTCTAATCCAACTAATGATGAGGAGTATAAATAATCTTTTAACTTTAAACCTATATTCTTGGATATTTTTATGGTTATAGCATGATCATTTGATAAACGTATTTTGGTTGATGGTTGTTTCCCGTCATATAAATATTCAACCTTAACATAAATTGTAGTGTAGTCATTAATATAGTTTTTATCTAATATTATATCAGTTGTTTTATCTATTTCACTTATAACATTACCCTCACTAATAAATTGACAATTGTATATTCCCTTATCCTTTATTTTTTTATTAAATGATTGTAGCTTTTTACCTGTATCATAGGAAAGGGTATCATATTTATTATCTTTTATGCTCTCTGATATTTTTTCAAATGAATTATTCATAAATATATTGGTAGGTTCAAACTTTGTTAAAATACAATTATTTTTGAGTTCAATTAATTTCAACTCAAGTTTTTCATTGCTTCTTATCTCATTAGGATACATGACATATGCTTCTATTTTCAATGCATCTTGTAGTTCAGAAAATAGATTAAATAATTCATTTAAAGTAAAATTTTCTGGAATTGCATTAACTCCAAGTAATTTAATTTCAAATGATTTAATTTCATCTGATTTTATGTTATCGTATTCACTCATTTTTTTTGCCAATTCTTTATAGGTTACTTGCTTTTAAGCATTTTTAATACGCACAACAAATTTTAAGCCGTCTGTAACTTATCTATAGATTACATCTATAAGTAAACCCAGTCAAAAAAGGGTTATAAATTCAGATGTAAAAGATCAATAGTTTTCTATAATGTTAGTGCGAATTTATCTTATTACCTATTGGCCGGCACTATGTCTCACCAATTGTTGATTAAATTCTTTAGTCAATATACAATAACTTTTCTATTCAACCGCAAAATATTAGTTCCATTTTTTATTAAGATTAAATTATATTTGTATTTATCTAATATTTATTTATTGTATGTAACAGGAATAACGTATTTGTTTCCTTTTACATATAATACATTTTACAGTATTATAATCTAATAAACAACTGCCTTTAGTTAATTAATTATTTAATATTTTTTGTTTTTGAATAGTAAATTCATCTTCTGTTAAAACGCCTTTTTCTTTTAATTCAAGAAGCTTAAATAGTTCATCGGATGTAGATACGGCAATGTTTTTCTCGCTAGTTAAATTTTTGTTATCGGGCGTAATATTTTGTGAGTCTACTTCATCAATAATAATGCTTAATGTGTCTTTTATTTGAGTTGCATCTTCAACCCCTTTTAAATAAATATCTTTAAAAAACGATTTACTTATATCGGCTTTTTGTTTTTTTTCAATAGGCATTGTCATTGAATCAAAACAATCAATCGTTATTGATTGTGAATGTATATCTTTAATTAATATCTTAACACTTAATTTCGATACTAATTTTTTTTGATGATTCGCACCAGATAATCCTCCTATAATTGATCCTACACCCCCCGCCAGGATACCTCCTACAACAGCTCCTCCAATTGTTCTTGTAGCGGATTTTTTATCTATTACAGATCCGTTTTCAATAATTTCTACACTTAAAATATCTTTAAAATCTATAACTTTTGTATTACCGTTAACTAATACCGCTATCTTTTTATTTATATTATCCACAGCAAAAATGTAAAATCCTTTATATCCTATTAAAAGCTTGGATTTATAAAATCCACTAGGCAGATTATCATTCATTTTTTTTGAATTAAACTTAATTCTTTCATTAGTTTTTTGGGTTTCTTCGTTGCCTGCTAATAAACCTAAAAAAAGCACGATTATAAATGTTACTATAACAATGAACCAAAGCATACAATTAATTTTGCCCTCAAATATATAAAATTTACTTTATTTTATCTCTAATAAAAATATTATTTTTATCTCCATTGATTATTTTAAAAGTAGATTGATCGAATTTATATAATAGTACTATGGCATTCTCTCCCACCGACTGGTCTACATGAGCAATATGCTTTAAATAGATCCTTACAAAACTTAACCTCTTTTATAAATTATTCTACTGGCGTTTTTTTGTGTAAAAACACATTCGGGGGTGTGTCAAAAAATCAAACAGTCAACGGTAAATTATGAAGTATGACTTGTGCTATTAACGAACTTTAAAGCATGAACAAACATAATTTATCTATTTTTAATTATTCGATAAATAATTCAAATGACGATGGTCATTTGGACGTATATATCGATGGAGACGTTGTAGATGCAGAAACTCAAGAAATACGTGAAAAATGGTGGGGCGATGAAACTTCAGTATCATTTAAATCTTTAAGAAATCAGGTATTAAAATCCACCTCAAAGTCTATTACTTTTTGGGTAAATTCTTATGGCGGACATGTCGGTGATGCAATGGCTATCCATGATTGGATAAAGGAACTGGAGAATTCTGGATATAAAATCCAAACTAAAGGCATAGGCATGGTATGTTCAGCCGCATCCTTTATTGTGTCAGCAGCCGAAGACAGCTCAATGACAGAAAATTCCTGGTACATGATACATAATGTATCAGGCGGGATATTTGGTGATGTGATAGCCATTGAAAATTATGCACGTGTAATGAGAAAATTTAATAACGCTATCGCTGATTTTTATAAAAAATTAACCGGTCAGCCTTTAGAAGTTATTATTGATTGGATGAATTCGGAAAAATGGTTTACCGGTATAGAGGCCAAAGATTATGGATTTGTAAAAAACATATCCAAAGAAGAACCAAAAATTAAAAACAGCATTGACCCTAAAAATTTTCCATACAAAAATAAAAATGCCTTAATGCTGTATAACCAATATGTTATGTCAGAAGATTCAAAAAATAAAAATAAAACATGTAAAAATAATTTAGGGATTAATATGAAAAAATTACAAGATGCGGTAATTAATGTTTTTAAAACCTTCAACAACAAAGAAGAAAGTGAATTAGAAAACACAGAACAGCCACAAAAGTTACCGGTAACCGATAAAGATCTTTCTAATGCAATTACTGCAGCATTGAAGAATTATGATATTTCAGAAAAGGTAAATAATTATTTAGATGAATCATTTAAAGACGGTTTACCTGAAAATATCCAACAAGCAATAATCACAGCGATATCCAACAGTTTGAAAGAGGCTATGAAAAATTACCCGACACCGGAAGATATTTTAAACGTGTCTAAGGAGATTGAAGATGTAAAAGAAAAATTAATAAACTCTTATGGAGGAGCGAAAGGATCCGAAGAGAATAAAGAACAAATTACAGACGAATATAACCACCCCGGTATTAAATGGGTTTAAAAATAAAAATATATGATCGCAATTGAAAATAAAAAAATGTTAAACGTATGCCATGTTTGTGATACTATAGGTTTTACGCCTAAACTTGTTTATTCATTTAACACGGCAAATAAAAAATTAACACTTACGGACTCTTCAACCTTTTCTACAGGCAACATATTACAAATAATTAATGTAACAGTTACAGTTGAAGGAATTGACCGAATTGGCAGTATAAACACAGCAGGAGGAAGTATAGAAATCGACTTGTCGGGTATGAATACTTCCAATGGATTTAATATAAAGGCTACAGTTGTATCAAAAAATAAACAAACAGCAGATTTATCCTCTTATGAAGTAGCTTCAAAGATTGGATCTACTGAAGGTGAGATTGTTTAAAATAACAGCAGTACAGTTGAATCAAATTAATAATAATTACAAAAAAATAATAAATGTCTAAAACAAAAGCTTTTATAATTTCATCAGAAGCATTTCACCGATTAATAGTCCATCCGAAATTTGATAAAATTGGAGAAAATTTTACCGGATATTATAACGGTACGCTTAATGAATTTACAGTATATAACGATGTTCCCTTAGCAAAAGGGAGCCCGATAATCGATTTCTTTTCAAAAAGAAATATTCTTCAAAGAAAGGATAACAGTTGTAAAACAAATTGGAAACAAGTAGCAAAAGGGAGTAACAGAAAAATTACCATTGACGAGTTGTACGGCGCTACAGAAGACTGCCAATCAGAATTCTATCAAGGATGTCTCAAAGATTATAGGGAGCATAGCCCTAAATTCCAAAAAATGATATTAGAATTTTTCAAATCATCATTAGGAACAGACCTGGCCTCAAACTCTTATTTTGGCGATACAACAAGACCGAACGGGACAGAATGGAGTTTGAATCAATTCGACGGTATATTTGTTAAATATGCAAAATATATAGATAAAGGAGGGGATTTGGCCCCTGTTGTTATAGATCCGATCCCTAGCGGGGTAATTTCTCCTACCGAGGCATATAAAGTGTTTAGTAACGCTTATAAAAATCAAAGCTATGCTTTACAAGCAGAATCAAATAAAAAGAAGGCTTTCTATGTATCGTGGAATTTAGCTTATGGATTAAGTGAGTATTATCAACAAATTGGCGCCAGAGGGGGGATCATCGGATATATACTCAACGGTATGCCTACATTAGACTTTGAAGGGATACCGGTACTTGTTGAACCTTGTTGGCAACCGATATTAAATCAACTCAACAACGGAAATGACTCCCATGCTCTTATATTAACATTAAGAGGGAACTTTATTTTTGGAACAAACGATTCCTACGGAGGAGGACCTGAATTAGATCAATCGCTTAGAGTGTGGTGGTCTGATGATGATGAAGTTTGGAGATATAAGATGCATTTAACAGCCGGGACCGAGATTACACGTCCTCAAGATTCAGTATTAACATTAACCGAAATAAAATAAAAACACATGCTTTGCGTAAATCATACCGGATTATTTAGAAAATGTACTCCTACGAGTGGAGGGATATCAAGATTGTTGATTTTTGACCCAAGTGATTTTAACTTTACACAAGATACAAAAACTAATTCCTATACCGCCATAACCCGAAGAACCAAAGCAGGCGATGAAACAGATTTAGGATACTTTTTCGATATTCCTTTTAAGAGAAAAGAAGCAGAAAGGACCTACAGCCAATCTGTCGGCAATTCAGGAGCTACCAAATATACGCATACTGTAACCGCTTTAATTCCAATGTTAGGACAAGATTTAACTAATTTTTTATCAAGCCTGGATGCGGCGTCTTATTGTTGCGGTTTAGGGTTGATTATTGAACACAATGACGGAAAAGTTTTTGTTATGGGCGAAAAGTATGTCGATGATGAAACTATCCCTGTTTTTTGGATTGAACATAACGGAACAGAAGGAGGTACAGGAAAATTATTTGACGATCCTAATTCTGCTACCGTAAAATTTGTCGGGGATTATTCAAGGGAGTTAAACGAATTTAAAGGCGGTATAGATGCTATATTAGAAATGATGGCAAAAAGAACATAATAGTAATCATAATGGATATAAAAATAAAAAACCAATACTTAAGCACTACCATAGGATATGGTGGTAGTGCTTTGCCTTTAGGTGAAAGGGATTTTAATAGTTTGATACAGCTGGCCGAAATAGCATATAACTCAAATTCTCAAACCCTGAAAAATTATTTCGAAACGCTGCCGTCTTTAGAAGAAATCAAAGAGTATAAAGGAAAAAAATTTATTCAAAAAGTTAAAAATGCGTCAACAAGCAAAAAAAAATAATACCCAAAAAATAGCAAGTAACGTAATGAAATTGGATACCAGAAATCCTATTCCATACGAACCGACAGGCGAGTCGGAAGCTTTTCGCTTTTCCTCAAACTCTCAAAAGTATATCCCGTTCCTTGCGTCTAAAGATAATTTTTTTCAACTATTGCTTGAAGCAAGATTACTAAGCCCTACCAATAATTCTTGTGTAAATTCCAAGACTCATTTTTGTATAGGCGGAGGGGTGTATTTTAAAGACGAAAAACAGCAAGATCAAGCATTTCTAAATTGGGCGAAAAAAGTAAATAAAAAAGGTCAAAGTTTCAACAGTCTCTTAAAATCAATATTCAATAACCATTTTTCCGTAGGAAATAATTTTGTAGAAATCATTCGGGGGAAGGTCGGGAATACTAGATTTATTAAAGTCATAAATCGCCCGTTTTTAGATTGCAGATTATCAGAGCCTAATGATGATGACATCCCCGAATATGTATATATATCAAAAAAATTTAGAAATCAAAATACATGGGTTTTAAACGAAAAACAAACAGTTAAACTGCCAATCTATTATGGAGACTTAGACATGCCGTGGTATAAAAGCCCTCAGGGTACTGAACATTGTATTATTCATGTTAAGAATGAAATGCCCGGTTATGAATATTACGGAATGCCGGATAATGTATCTTCTTTACCGTGGCAATTAATGGAGTATAAAGGAGCCAGGTACAATATTGACAATTTTGAAAATAATATGGTAATCGGCGGAGTATTTATTATTAATGGCAATGTTTCAGATGACGAAAGGAGAGAGATTGCAAAAGATGTTATTTATACACATACGGGAGACGGTAAAACCGGTAGGGTAATGATTCTTTCAGGTCAAAATATGGACGCTTCCAGATCAGGATATCAACCCTTTGACGTACATAAAGACGGCTCTTTTTTAGAGTTGGACGAAAATATAGAAAAAAAAATAATCAATTCCAATAATTGGGATTCTGCTTTGTACGGGCAACATAAAACTACGGGGCTGGGTAATGGCGGAAATTCCTATTTATCCACAATTTATAACATAAAAAAGAATACTGTCGTTGAACCTGCTCAACGAATGATTACTGAAGGCTTTTTATGTCCGTTTTTTCAACTGTGTGATCAATGGATGGGTACTCAGTGGAGTGACTTTGATCTTGGGTTTATTTCAATCTCTCCTACATCCTTTTTAGCTAATGTAGATGTTAACAGCATTCTAACTAAAAATGAAGGGAGAGAGTTAATAGGTTATCCTAAGATGGATTCTGCTCAATTAGGAGAAAGTTTAATTAAAAATAAGAGTAAATAGTGTATAGAATTAACAGGCTGCAAAGAAATGTTTTAATCACGGCCGATGAAGTAATGTTTCACGCGCCCATTGATGGCAATGTTTCAGAAAGAAATATAATTCAAAATATAATTTTAGCGGAAGAAAGATTTGTTTCGTCAGCTATAAGTTCAACTTTTTATCTTGATTTTGTTAATAAAAAAAATAAAGTCGTGACGGAATCCAATCAAGAAGATTTATTAAATAAAATAAATGATTCCAACAAAGGATATGGTATTGAACGTATAGAAAAAACAGACATTCCTGTAGGTACAATCATTAATGCTATTGAATTTGTAGAAAACAAGGATTATGTAGAATTGTGGAATATGTATTTATGGAAATATACCGCAGAATGTGTTGACTTTTTATGCACAATTCCGACCTGGATAAGACATACGAATCAAGGACAAATGCTAAACAGCCCAAAAGTTATAGGATCTGGGACAGAATCAGGCAGCGCTGATGTTAAAGAAATTAAATTTAAACTTGATTCAATGTTACTTGATCGGTTAAATCCTTTTAAAGAAAGAATGCATGAGTGGATTTGCCGAAGAATTGAAAAGTTCCCTCTTTATACTAACGAATGTGCTTGTTTTGATATAAAAGATAAACCTGTAAAATCACATAAAAGCGATATAATTTTAGGGGTTTACCCTTAAAAACACTTTAAAATATCTACTAATAAATGACAACGTCAAATATTTTTTTGAGTAATAGAAGTACAATAAATTGATAAAAACCTTAAAGTTAATACGCCTCATAGAGAATATAGGAAGGCTAATTAAAAAATATGAAAGCAATGTATTTTGATCACTATAAAAATTTCTGCGAATGCGAAGAGGACGAAACAACATCTTCAAGCAAAAGAAATTTAAGAATAAAAGAAGAATGTTTTGTGATAACAGATAAGCTTGAAAATGAATTTTTTATCTCTGAAACTCCCATTAGCGATGAATATTATTTTTTACATTATAGAGGTGTATACGTCCCGTTGGCCGATTATGTTATTGATGGAAAAATATTAAGATTATACAAAGACAAAATACCTTATGAAATTGAAAAAGACGATGAGTTGACTTTTTTATATAAATATGAAATTAAATAATTAATAATGAAAAAGATTTCAAAAAAGCAGATTGAGGGATTTGATCGAGAAATAGAAATTGAAGATTTAACAAAAATTAGAATAGGGGCAAGGAATTTACTATATGCAGGGAAATCTGAAAGAGAAAAATTATTTGGTTATATAAATGATGCAGGTTCAGTAACGAACGGTGA